CATTGCTGTTAAGATTGCAGCCCGCCCAGACCGCAAAGACTGAGGTCGTATTGTTGGGGAGGTAACGAGCCGAGCAGTAGCCGGTGGTGGAGTTCGCGTTGCACTCCGTCGCCTCCATGACAGACGGATGCTCCGGGTCAAAACCCATGCGGCTGATCCATGCCCACTGGTCGAGTTTCGTAAACTCAAGCGCATAGCCGACCTCCTCGTAGTCACTGGTGATGGAGGTCGCCTGCTTCGTGCAGTCGTCCACGACATAGATTTTCTCGCCCTTGTGAACTTCATCAGACAGAATAACATATTGATTGCCCCAGACGGTTTCGACATAGCGATAGCGCATGTCGTACTTGCCGCTGGTCAGCGCGTCCGGTGAGCCGGTCGGACCCAGCACCTTGTCCGTGCTGCCCGTCCACCACGGCATCGTGGACAGATAGGTCGGCGCGGCGTACTCCGTGCCGGAAGCCGTGAAGCTCCCCGTCGTCGTGTCGAAGGTCTTGCCGCCGTTATCGACGTAGATCGCCACGTTGCCATCTTCCAGCGTTTCCTTGCGCGTCACCAGCACGCGGTCTGCCTTGGCGTTCATACTGGCATAATAGCGGTCCAGATTCGGATTCGAGCCGTTCAGACTGTCCGGGTTGCCGATGGATACGCAGCTGCCGACGATGATGTTATTCGCCTGCGATGCCGTCAGGATGAACCGCTCCACGCCCGTTTCCTGCACCGCCGCCGCATACTGATAGCTATACGACAGGCAGCCATACACGACGCTCTTTTCGTGCCGCGTCGCGTATTCGATATCCATCAGGATGGTCAAATGGAACAAATCTTTGCTGGTCATGCCACAATACTGCGCGCCCTTCTTCCTCATCGCCGTCTGGGTGCTGTTGTGGCTGACGTGATTCGCCGGGCATACGCCGCTGCGGCTGCGCGGGATGCCGTTTTCGAGGTCGCCCTTATAGGCTGCAATCGCAATAAATGGGCGAAGCGTCCCGTCAGGACGGACAGCGCCCGGAGTCGGGAACCAGCCTTCGCCGTGTGGCTCGTCCGATACGGAATACACGTCCTCATCGTCGCCCATCGTGATTTTGAACCAGCAGGTCTTGAAAAGCACCCAGACATCGCCATTCGTGCCGTCGAGCTTAAAGGCGGGTTCGCCCTCCATCGCCGTGATGATAAACTCGCCGCTCGCATCCACATAGCCGTTACAGCGCTTGGAATTGAAGATCGGCACATGGTCAAAATCATTCGCACCGCGCACTGTATTCGTGGACGGGTTGGCGACCATGCCCACCGCATCGTCGCCGCGCGTGCCGACGTTCGCCTTCGTGCTGTTGTCAAAGGATACCGTGTAGATCTTGCCCGTCGTGTACGCATCAAAGCCCCATGCGTTCCGCAGGCTCAACATGCGCTCCCGCAGTGCCGACGCGCCCATACGCGCATCCACGACCTCGGCAAGCTCCGCGCCGCCCGCTTCCGTCAGCGCCGCCAGCCGCTCGTTGATGGTCGCCGTCAGCGTATCGGAAAGCCCGTTCGCCTTGGCGATTGCCGCCGCGAGTTGCGCTTTCAGTTCGGTCAGGTCGCCCACATTGGAGAACAGCATCCAGTATGCGTCGTTGGGCGGCGTATTGCCCGCTGTGGGCGTTTCGTTGATGTAGACGTAGGATTTGCCGTCCGGCTGCGTGACGTGTTCAAACATGGTATATTCGCGCGTGTTGTCGTATGCTCCCGTAAAGGACAGCAGCACATAGCCCAGCGGCAGGTCCTGATAAAGTTCATTCGCCATTGATTCGCACCACCAATCTTCTGTCCTGAATGGCAAACTGAATCGCGCTGAAGCCGTTCGGCATGCGCATCACCAGCTGCCGGGTTTTCATGTCAATGTAAAAGGTCGCATAGGCAAAGTTGCTCGTCGGGATGCCCAGCGCAACCGTCGTCTTGGTTGCGGTCTGCGTCACCTGCGCAGTCGGATCAGCACTCGGCGGCAGGCTTTCCACCTCAACGGCAAACTCGCTCAGCTTGTCCGCCGCTTCCTTGGCTCTCTGTGCCTGCCCCTTGCTTTCCTCCTGCGTGGCGGCATGTTCCTTCACCCGCGCCGTTTCCGCCGTCACACGCTCCTTCTCGGCTTCCACGCGGGCGTTCTCCGCCTTGGCGCGGTTGCTTTCGCCAGTCGCTCGCGCCTGCTCAACGCTGACCCGCTGCTCCTCCGCTTTGGCGCGGCTGCTCTCGGCGGTTGCCCGGCTCTGTTCTGCCGTCGCCCTTGCGCTTTCGCTTTGCACCCGCTGGTTTTCGGCTGTTACGCGGTTTTTCTCGGCAGTTACTCTCGCGCTTTCATTTTTCATCCGCTGATCTTCAGCAGTTGCACGGTTCTTCTCGGCGGCAATCCTCGCGTTTTCATTCTGAACCCGCTGATTTTCCGCTGTTTTGACCGCCGTATTCGTTGCCACGGTTTCCTTGGTTGCCGCTCTCATGTTGGCAACCTCTGCAAGCAGCTCTCTGACGCTCGGAAGCGTATGAGACGGGTCGATGATGATTTCACCATTGGCCTTGGTCACCATCAGATAGATCCGTGCGACAGATACGATTGTCTCATCTCCATCAGCAATCTGCATCGTACATTTCAAGCGTCCCTCAACCTCATAGCACGACTTATCCAGTTCGGCCACCGCATAGCCTTCACTGTCAAAAGCCGCATCAATGTAGCGGGTCGCCGTATCCTGCCGCTCCACGCATAGCATTGCGCGCAATTTTGCCGTATCGATGATCTGGCCATTAAGCACCGTTTTGACGCAGACCCGATGTGCCTTGGAATCGCCGACGCTGGCAAGCGTATTCCAGATCATGTCGTCATTCGGTTTTCCCAAATCAACGATGACCTTATATACATGGCCTGTCATTTTTTCACCTTCTTCATATCAGTAATTTCCTCCCGTATAGGAGGTAACGAACGTCTGCACAAAAAGGTTCGCTCGGATTCTCGTCAACTTGTCCGGCACAACAGACACCTCGTGCCATGTTCCGCGCATAATCCTCCCGTTGCTGTCCTTGCTCAAATATGGAATCACGTCAATTTCGTTTCCGTTCACCTTTTCGGCCGGAATTTCTTCGCCATCCACTCTGATTGTCACACTCGACGCGATATCGCCCTCATAAATGCCATATTGAATTTCATGCGTATGGCTCGGAAGCGTGAAGGAATGGCTGTGCGCCGGAACGCTCACCTTATGCGTATGCGCCGGAATTTCAATCGAAATCGCCGGAACGGTAACGGCCACATTGACCATGTGGTAGTGGGAAAATTCATGCCGATGCGTGATATCATGCACATGATTTCCGATGGGGTGCGTGTGCCCGTCTATCGTATGCCAATGGCTCATGCCATGCGTATGAGATGACAATCCATGCGTATGCGCATCCATCGTGTGCCAATGGCTCATGCCGTGCGTATGCGCCGAAACCGTATGACTGTGCGCATCGAAGTTATGCCAGTGACTCATTCCATGCGTATGTGCCGGAACCGTATGGCTATGCGCATCGAAGTTATGCCAGTGGCTCATGCCGTGCGTATGCGCTGGAATAGAGTGCGTATGGCTACCAATCGAGTGTTTGTGCGCAGTCTGCGATAAACTGTGCGTATGATTCGGCGTGCTGTGCGTATGGCTTCCGATGCTGTGATGATGCGCATTCACCGTATGGCTGTGCGACCCCTGACTGTCTGTACCAGGCGACTTCGTACCCGTCGATTTATCTGCTGAAACCTTCGTAACGCCGCTGGAAATTGCGCCCGTCGCGCTCGCGCCAGTGGATAATCTATGGTTGTGTCCAATACCGATGGAAAACGAAAAGGTGTGGCTATGGCTGTTCACCGTGTGGCTGTGCGAGCCTTGGCTGTCCGTGCCGGGACTCGCATCGCCCGTATCTCCGCTGCCGCCGCCTGTCGTTCCTGCACCGCTGCTGGTGACGCTGATATCTACGGTATTGGTTTTGGTGTTCAGCTCACCGCTGCCTCCTGACGTTCCGCTTCCGCCACTGTCCGTAGACAGCTTTGCGCCTCCCGCGTTCTGCGGCGCGCCCGTGCTTCCTCCGCCGCCGGAACCTGTTGAACCGCCGCCTCCGCTGTCCGTGGACAGCTTTGCGCCTCCAGCGTTCTGCGGTGCGCCCGTGCTTCCTCCACCGCCGGAACCCGTTGAACCGCCGCCCCCGCTGTCCGTGGACAGCTTCGGGCCTGCCTCATTTCTTGGTACACCAGTATTCCCGCCGCCGCCGCTCTGCGTTGAACCGCCGCCCCCTGCATCGGTATTCATCATAGCGCCAGCTTCATTGCGGGATATGCCCGTATTCATCTCGGCAGACATTCCCGTTGTTCCCGTCGCAACGCCCGTGTTCGACATGTTGTCGCCATCAAACGTTTTGGCAAACCCCGTATTGGCATTGACCGCTCCATCCTGCATCGGTGTACCGCTGGTGATTGCCTGCGCCACGGTACGCTGCGGCACAGATACCGTCGTTGCGCCTCCGGCCTCGCTCGTCTGCGTACTGCCTCCGCCCTCCTGCGTCGTGCGAACATCGCCGCCGCCCGCAGCCGCGCCCGTCTCATACGCCCGGAAATTCTCAAGTTTCCAGCTCAAGAGCACCTGATTGATTTTCGCGCAGGCCGTCGGCACATAGAAGTTCATCACCGCTGGATGCGACGCATCCGCATTGTCGCTGGCCTGCATGGCGTACAGATTTGTCGCGCCCTGTGCATACTGCGCCGTGATGGCCGTTTTGGCCGATATGCTTTCCAGCGTACTGGACACATCCGAAGATTGAGTTGCAATCTCAACAGTCATATCCAGCGGGTTTCCTTCGATGTCGCTTTTTTCGACTGACACAATGCGTTTGTCGAGGTCAAGTTTTGCTCGTGTATCGTTGAGACGCACGAGCTTCCCTTCGTCGATTAAATCCCATTCCAGCCCCGTCACGCGATGAAAATCCAGCGCTTTGACGGTATAGCTGTACATCGGGTTTTCAAGCTCACGCAAATAGGCTTTGCCCTTTGCAAAGAGCGTCGCTTCGTCGCTGATGGAGCTGTCCGTCAGCAGCTTGCTGATGACACCATACTTGCTGATGTTGGGAGAATCAATATAGCTTTTCCCTGTCGGATTGACCGTTCGGATGCTGGTCTGATTCACACCTTCGCCGCTGCCCATGCAATACAACCGCGTACAGAGATTGGAGATATCCCTTCCCCGTTTGATGCTCTGCTCATTGCGGCCGTAACGCACCTCGCAGTTGCGCGCATTATCCGCCCGCACGAGGTTGATTGTCCACGGGTAGCTGTCCGTGTCATACGTCCAATGATAGTCGCTGTCGAAACACTTCGGGATTGAAAAAAGCGCGTTGAGCAAATCTTCCTTTTCCCACGAATACTGGAACTGATATCGAAAATCACATCGCCCAAGCTGCCAGCGCTTCACCGTCTGCAAACTGAGCAAATGCCGGATGATATCCTCGGTATAAACGCCAGTGCCGCCCATTTCCAGATAGCCGTCAATGCGGTCATCAAACAAGAAGGCGATTACATGCTCCAGCTCATATTGAATAAACTCTCCTTCGCCCGTGATATCCGATTCGGGCTGATCGCAGATTCGATATTTGCCAACGGATTTGTCGCCGTCCACGATGTCCACAATGCCGTGAACCGTTTCGCAGAGGTCGTTGTCCGCATCATCATCGGCAGGAATTTCAAAACTCGCCGTATGCAGGTCGTTGAACATTCGCTTGTAGCCCACCTTGGAAGCATGGCGGATGGTTCCGATGCGCGTCATATCGCGACTGTAAATCGGAATCCTCAATCACAACCACCTCGCCCGTGCGCTCACCGTCACCGAAACCGCTGCTGCCGATGCGCTCATAATCTCGATGTTCACTGCGTTCGGAGATACAGAAGGAAAATCGCCCTCGTAGAGCGCCGAAATCATGCTCTGGCCACCGCAAACCACAGACAGGTTTTCTCCATCCACTCGCAAGCTCTGGCCGCCCGTGAGCGAAAATCCACCGCCATACAGCCGCGTTTGCCTCTGCTTTCCGAGTCTGTCCCTGTATCTGATGCGAAAATCCGAAATCGCCGCGCTGCCCGTATTCGTCACATCCAGCGTAAGCGGCGTTGTATAGCCCATGCCGCGCGAAAAGACCTTGCTCAAGTCGATAGTCTGCCACGTTCCCGTCGCCAAGCTCACAGCCTGCGTAGCGGTGCTCATCGCCGCATCTCGCCATAAAGGCTGCTCGGTAAACGAAATGTCCATCACGCCGTTTTCCCATTTATCGCACGTCAGCGAGGCTTCATCCTCAATCTCGGCCACAATCGACCGACTGACATCCGCATCCATCACCAATTCCGCACGTCCTGCTTGCAGCAGCCATGCCGCGACATCGTGCATCCGCTGTTCGACCTGCTCATCAGTCAGTCGTGCCCCTTCCTGCTCTCGATTGACAAAGTAGAGCTTTCCGCTGACTTTTCGTTCTTTGAGCATCAGCTCGGCGCGTTCAAAGCGCAATGTTCCCGCCATGCCGGACACCTCATATTTGTTCAATACGGGTGCAGGAACCGCCGTCCTCTTATCCAGCACGAACATGCAGCCCATATCGTTCAAACAGTGCTTTCCGCCAAAGGTAAAGTTGTCCGCACACGGGTCTGCTCCGCCAACGGGTTTATCGTCATACAGGCGATACCGCCGATAATCCACACAGGTGAATGTTACTTTGAGCCGCGCCGAAGCGCCGCTGTATGTTGGCGCCTCCGTCCCCGTGCAGCGCGCTTTGTAATATGTGCCGCCCATGCTGTCAAAGTGCAGCTTTTCTTCACCGCTTTCCTCCAGCCACGCCCTGACCTTTTCGAGCAGCAGCGGAAGCGCCGACCTGTTTTTTGCCCGCATAAGCAGCTCTACTTCGATTTTGCGCACCGTCGGTACGCCGACACAGGCCAGCACCGCGCCCCTGCGCGTCACCGTCTGCCACTCTTTTTCAGCCAAAAAGCACTCGGACACGGAAGTTACCTTCACGCGTCCGAGCTGTTCCGGCTTCATCCCGGCAAATTCCATCAAATCAGCACCCCCTGTGCGCTGCGGCCGGATACCGTTTTCTTCGCTTTTTCCGCGATAGACTTTGAAACGGTCGGCGCAGTTTTCCGTCCAACCTTTTCGCCGTCCATCACCACATCGCCGCCAAGCGCCCCGGATTCGATGAGTCTGTCCGCAATCATTCTGCCGACCGCACTCGCGTATGCTTCCAGATTCTCACCATCGGAGAGGCTGTTCGCCGTCTCCTCGGCGTTCTGTCGAGCATTGGCGCGCGCCGTCAGTACCGTGCCGACAGACGGGTCAGAAAGCCGCGTCTGCGCCGTCATGGCGCGGATGGTATCTTTCACCGCCTGTGTGGCTGCTGCGGCCATCATGCCGCCGGAAAGGCCGATAGCGCCGCCCTCGTCCATATCCTGACCGAGCGCAAGCGTTTCCCTGCTGGGGCTGTGTGCGTCGGCCGCCTTGCGCATAGCCGATACCGCATTGCGTACAACAGTCCGCGCCGCGCTGGACAGCATCCCCGCCATCGAGTTGATGCCGCTGATAATACCGTGCATCAGGTCGTTGCCGAGGCTGTACCCCGTGCTGCCGTTCAAACTGCCGCGCATTGCATTCACCACCGCATTGCCGGCATTTCGTGCCGACAGAGCCGCATTGCCCTGCATAGCCTGAATCCCGATAGATACGTTGGTCATCGCCATCCGTGCTGTATTGCCAAAGCTCTGAACAGTCGGCTCAAAGGTGGTGTTCATCGTCGCAACCAGCCCTTGAACGGCAGTTGTGATGTCCGTTTCTTTCCCTGAAACACCGTCGCTCACACCCACTCCGATGTTTTCGCCCGTGGTCTGCGCATTGCTGGCCGCAGTCGTGAAGTTCTCTGGATCCGTCGTCGTGTTCATCGAGGCAATAACAGAGTTCTTCGCGCCTTCCGTTCCCTGCTCTGCGCCGCTTCCATAACGCCCCATGTCTGCCTTGCCTGCGGTCTCCATGAAATCGCCCACCGCCCCGGTGATCTGCTCCATGCCCGTATTCAGCGCATCCGATGCACTGTTCCAGATGCTTTCGTCTCCCAGCGCATCGGCCAGCGAAGCCGGAATCTCAATACCCAGCGAATTACAAAGTGCAATCAGCGCATCCGTGCCATTGCCGAACGCATCTTCAAACTGCTCAACTGCCGCTTGACCAGCCTCATACAGTTCTGGATATCTCTCCTGCAATCCGTCCGCCATTCCGGCAACAATCAATCCCGCCACCATCATGGCCTGTTCATTAGAGATTTCCGCTCCATCCTGAAAACCATTGATGACCGCCTGATACAGTGCCACGCCGGCTTCGCTGAAATGGCTTTCATACTGTGCCAGCACGCCGTTGATATCGAACTTCTCAAGGGACAGATACGCCGCAACCTGTTCGAGCAAAGTACCCTGCTGTTCACCGAGATATTTGGTGACAAGCTGGCTGCCCTTCATCGTCGCGCCTTCGGCATTGGTGAACATCATATCGGAAACCTTCGTCCAGTAGTAGTCCGTCTCAATGCCAAACCAGCTCATTACGCTGTCCAGCGCGCTGGTGAAGATTGACCCCATCATCTTCATCAGACCCTCGCCGATGTTAAGCATGCCGAGTGCAATACCCTTGCTGAGCGCAAAGACAAAATCTGCGCCACACTGCACAATCTTGGTCAACCCTTCCGGGGAAAGGATGTACCCAACAATCGCGCCCGTGATATCGCCGAGAGCGTCCATACCGTTGATGATACCCTTGCCGAGATTCTGAACAAAACGGGTTAAATCCGGCGTTGTCACAATATCGTTGATAGCGCCGATAATCGCACCCACCAGACCGGCGGCAACCGTCCCAACTGACGTTCCCCAGTCTTTTTCGTTAATCAGTTCCAGCAGGCTTCCAATCGCCCCGGCAATATCCGCCGCCGCTGTGATTGTTTTCTGAATCCCCGTCACAACGCCGCCGAGCAGGCCAGAGGCCAGCGTAGAAAACGCCGCTGTGAACGTGTCCCATGCACTGAAATCTTTCAAACCGCCGACAAGCTCTGCCACAAATTCGGCGGCTTTTGCCGCAAAGGTGGCCTTGTTGCTGATGATGGATGTAAGAATCGTCGAGGCCAGCGCGGACAGGTCGCCGATTTTCGCTGCCAGCTTTTCAGGCGTAAGCGCTTTGAAGCTCGCGGCAATCTGACCGACAATCTTCTCGCCTGCGTCAGACCATGCCCCGCCGTTTTCTCCCTCATCGCCGAGGAACAGCTTCTTGAGCCAGTCTCCCGCCGCGCCGAAGCCGCTCTTAATCCAGCCCCATACGGTGCTGCCGACATCTTTCCACGTACTTTCTTCGGTCAGCGTGTCTCCCAGGATTAAGCCTTTAAGCCACCCTGTCACGGAAACAAAGCTGCCCTTAATCCAGCCCCAAATCTTCGCTCCCGCATCGCCCCACGTGCTCTGGTCGGTCAGCGAATCGCCAAGAATCAACCCCTTGAGCCAATCCGAACCGAAATGGAACGCACCTTTAATCGCTGCAACAACATCTGCCCATTTAAGCGTTTTGATGTAGTTTTTCGCGTCCACAAAAGCCGTCTGCACCGTCTTGCCGAGGCCGCGAAGCGTTTCTTCAAGCGCCGTCAAAACAGTGATGCCCAATTCGCCCCACTTCACCGCCTTGAATCCCTTAAAAATGCCCTTGGCCAGATCAATTCCAGCCTCCAGCAGATTCGGCGCATTGCGGATTGCTGCGGTCAACACGGATACCGTGGCCGAGACGACGGACGGAATCAGTTTGGGCGCGCCCTTGGCGAAACCGTTCAGCAAAGACGTTACCACCTGTGCGCCAACCTGCGCCACGTCCGTCGCATTGTCAGACACAACATCCGCCAGCGACGAAATCATGTTTGCTCCCACTTCGGCCGCCTGCGGAACAATTTCAGCAAGCCCCGTTTTGAGTGAGGCGGCCAGCTTGGGAATACGCTCGGAAATATTCTTGATGGTCGATTGAACTGTTTTATCAAAAGTCTTGAGCTTCCGCGCCCCGATTTGGGTATACTTTTCAAACGCTTTGCCCATATCGTTGCCTGCATCCATCGCGGCAGCCCCAAAAAGCAGGAACGTCCCCGCTACAATGCCCAGCGGGCTGACCAAAGCCGCAATCGCCGGGGCAATCTTTCCCGCCAGCATCAGCGCCTTGCCTCCGTACATCAGCACAGGGCCAATCGCCGCCGCCAAAATGCCCGTCTTGAGGATGACCTGCTTCATCGGGCCATCCAACGCGTTGAACTTGTCCACGAGCCCCGTCATACTCTGAATGGTCTTTCGGATTGCCTGCTCATTCAGCGTGAACAGCGCCACATACGCGCCCTCAACGGCAGACTGAAACAGCGTCCAGTCGCCCTTGGCATTGGCAAGCACTGTCGCCGCCATTCGATCCGTTGCGCCCTCGCAGTTGTCAATGGAAGCCGCAAGTTTATTAAAGTCTTCATCGCTGGCGCTCACGATTGCCAGCAGGCCGGACATTCCCTCCTGCCCCGCCAGCGTCGCGGCGTACAGCGCCTTTTCCTGTTCAGTCAGGCCGGAGAATTTTCCGCGCATTTCCGTCATGAGCTGACGCAACGGCTTCATCTCGCCCGTCGATGTCGTCATGCTCAAGCCGAGTTCCTTCATCGCCGTTTTGACTTCCTTGGTTGGCTTGGAAAGCCTCGTCAATAAAGAGCGAAGCGCCGTGCCAGATTGGCTTCCTTTAATGCCTGCATTGGCCATCAATCCGATGGCGATAGCCGCATCTTCAATGTTATAACCGAGTGCGCCCGCCACAGGCGCAACATACTTGAAAGTCTCACCCATAAGGCCGACGTTCGTATTGGAATTGGAAGATGCCTGCGCCAGAACATCAGAAAAATGGCTTGCATCGCTGGCTTTCAATCCGAACGCAGTCAGCGCATCCGTAACGATATCCGATACATCAGCCAAACTCTCGCCGGAAGCTGCCGCAAGGCCCATAATTGGCGCAAGGCCATCGAGCATATTGTCCGTTTTCCAGCCTGCCATCGCCATATATTCGAGCGCCTGTCCTGCCTCGGTGGCCGTGAACTGCGTCGTCGAACCCATCTTGAGCGCTTCCGCGTTCAGTTGTTCCATTTCTGCCGCCGAGGCGCCGGAAATTGCTTCGACGCGGGACATCTGCGAGGTGAAATCCATGCCGGCGCTCAAAATGCTTTTTCCTATCCCCTTGAGCGGGTCTGTGACCATGGATGAAAGCGTCGAGCCTGCCCGAATCATGTCCGCGCCGATACCTTCCAGCTGCGTCTCAATGGTGCGAATCGTCCCCGTCATGCCGGACGCATCCAAATCAAAGCTGGCAAACAGTTCGCCGACCTTTAACGCCATGTTCTCACCGCCTTAAACCGAAACAACAGACGAAAAAAAGGCCTCCGCTGCTTTGCGGTCAGCCTCATCATCGCCCTCTGGATTTCTGCGTTGTTTGTCCTGCTGTGCGCGGATGCGTACCGCCACTGCTCCATACGGAGACAGGTTGCAGGACAGCGCAACGAAACGCCGCCATGACAGCCCCTCGATCTGCTCGGCGAGATTGATGCCGTAATCCCGCTGGAAATCGGCTTCAATCGCATCCCAAACGTCGAGCAGACTTACTTTTTTGCCGCGTCCCCCGGCAGCTTGGAGCGGCTGTCCTCATCGCTGAGTTCCTGCCCATCTTCTTCATCGAAATCTTCAACGCCGTTAATCAGCGCGAACGTTTTCTGCACGAGCAGCGACAGCATATCTACCGTCATGCCAGATTCGCAGATTTCGGTCATCGCCTTTTCGCCAAACAGCGCATCCGCCGCCGTGAAGATCATCTTGCTGTACGCCGCATTGCGGGAACTCTGGTCAGCCAGTTTCTCCGCACGCGCCATCATCAGCGGTACAATGGCCGGAATTTTGGGCGGAACGGAATAATCCTTGCCGCCGACGCGCACCGTGAGGTTTTCACCCTTCGCTTCCTGCATAAACGTATCAAACTCAAGCACTTTAGCCATGTGTTTTTCCTCCATTCATTTCAAAAAAAGAGGGAGAAGCACTCCGCTCCTCCCTGTTATATGTGCTGCCACTCTTACGAAGCGGCCGTAACGGTCACGGCAATGCTGGCCGTTTTCGCACCATTGACGCTGGTGATGACGATGTTCGCCGTGCCTTCACCAACCGCCGTGAGTGTAAAGCCGCTCTCGGTGATATCCGACACCTGAACAACGCTTCGCCTGTTGTTGGTCACGCGGAATCGCTGATTCGACGCATTTTCGGGCGTGAACTCCACGTCGATGAGCTTCGGGCTGTCGCCGACCTTCATTGCCAGTGTGGACGCCGCCGTGCCGCCTGACTTGGCCGCGATGGCCTTCACCTGCACATACTGAATCGGTTCGGCTTCGCCGACCTGTTCCAGAGACCACGTCACGCTGTTATCGCTGTCGTCGCTCGACTCCTCGGCGCTGGTCACAACATAATCCGCAATCCAGCCGTGACCATACGGGTCAACGAATTTGAGCGTACAGTCGGAATCGCATCCGCTCATTTCGGCATACTCGTTCAGCATCTCCTGTCCGGGGTCAACCTCGCCGGTCGATTCAACAACCTTCTTGTCGCCCTCCAAATCACAGGAGCTGGAACGCTTAGTGATGTACGGCTCCGCCCAGATATCGGTGTCCGCGCTGCCGTCCTCGGTTTCGCCCTCAATGGTGCGCGTCAGGCTGGTCAGGCCATAAATCCGCACAAATTGCTGCGTGGCAACGTCGAGAATCGACACCACCCAGTTGCGGATATTGACAGGGCAACCGTTTTTTCTGCCCTTCTTGCCCATGTGCTTCCCTCCAATCAAAAGTCACAGTAATAAATCAGATAGTTGCTGGAATACAGCTCGCGTCCCTTCGTATCCGTGCCAAGTCCCTGCGCAGAATTGACGGTTTCCACCCGCACCCTTGCGCCATCCCCAGCCAAGAATCCGATAAAGCCCTCCAGCTCTTCGGTAATCCTGCATGCCGTTTCATACGGCCATTGGGTATTGCCGACACCGCCGCGCGTATAGATTTGAATCCTCGCGCCGTCTTTGCTCCCCGAAAACCCTGTATCCGTGGAAAAAATGCAGATTGCGCAATCCGGGCTGTCCGGCAGATGCCCCCAGAAGATATTCCCGTCCTGTTCTTCCGTGGCGCATAAACCAAGCCCCAAAAATTCAAGATGGTTGGCCACCTGTTCAATTAGATTCACGCGCTTCATCCTCCAAGGTCTTCGCCCATTGCGTCCGCCAGCACGGCCAGCGCTTCCCTCTGCACGCCCTTATCATTGATGGGGTCTTCCAAATACTTGGCCTTTCGGCCTCGCTGATGGCGAAAATGCCGATTCTCATGCTGAACGACTGCATACGGCGTATCGTATGAAATCGTGCCGGATAAGCCATCCTCCGCCACATCCACAACGCAGGAGTTTTTCAGCGGCCCCATGTCCAACGGCACCTGATCTTTAGAGACAGATGCGATATGGTCAAGCATGGCGAACGTTCCCCTTTTGCCGCCAGACTGCACCTGCCGCTGAATCAGCGCTTTGTCGATTTTGACGCGCACCTTGCCGTGCCTGCTCATTCGAGCTGCACCTCCAGATGCGAATATGCCCCGAATCCGTGCATTTGGCTGCACTGAATCACGCGCATTTTCGTACCTTCACACTCGACGATGCTGTTCACGGGAATCGGCGGCATTGGGCAGAACATCAGCGCGGAAGCTACGGTTTCAACGATGGAGCCATCAGGATTTTTATAGACAACCTTCGTCTTTTTCCCGAACTCCATCCTGCATTTTCGTACTTCTTCGATGCCATACAGCGTCTTTCCGCCTGCATAGCGCTCAAACGGCTTAATGCGCGCCTCCTGCGTCATCAGCATATCAATCAGGGACATGCTGTCATCCTCCCTTCAAGCCCGCGATAAAGCAGCCCTGCCAGCAACAGCTCACTGTATGCCGCATCACAAATCGTCTTGCGGGTCAGCTTGCCAGTGAACGCCGAATCATCAAACGATGCCGAAAAGTGGCCGATTGCGACTGACGTTACCCCTTCGGGTAAGCTCATGCCCACAGCCGCGCGCCGCTGACGCTCGTGTTCAATCTGATAGTTGACAGCCCGCTCAAATGCGGCACGCTCAAAATCGCTGATTGGTACATTCGGAAAGATGAATCCGCTCATCTTCGCCCGCATGTTAATCAGGTCGTTTTCCTCAATGGGCATTGGCTTATCTTCATCTCCTCAAATAAAACTTCGGGCGGACAACCCATGCCCGCCCGATACCTTCCAGCTTACGCGCCAGTCGCGGTATACTTGGCCGTAATCGTCACGGTGCTGCCGTTCACGCGTTCCACTGTGACCTTGGCCTCGGAGGACTTGGGCAGACCGCTGATATTGGCCGCGCCGAACGTTGCCGGGAACATATACCCTTCCTCGGCGGTCAGCGTCACCTTGGCCGTATAGGCGGTAGAGGCCGCAAAGCTGTCCGCTGCCGGCAGCCATTCAATGCCTGCCGTATAGCCGTCGCCGCCATCGTGCGCGGCCTGCGGGGTTGCCGCCTTGACGGGCTTCGTCACTTTGAACGTCGCCGCATCAATGGTATGAACGGTCGTCGGCAGAAGCACAGCAAACGGGTAGTAGTCCGTGCCGGAACCCATGTTCACCGGCTTCGGCAGCGCCCAGCCAAGGCGCATGACGGCTCGAATCGCGCAGCAATCCTGCTGGGCGAGGTTGAGCAGCACCTTGCCGGAATCGTCGGTGAGGGATGCCTCCGTCAGAATCTTGTAGGTGATATCCTGACGAATCGCATAGCGCATGAGGTTCCAGTTACCCGCAAGCAGAAGCGCCTGCTTGCCGTCGAAAGAACCATTCATCGGGAAATCAATCTCGCTGCCGTTCAGTTCATACAGCGCCTTACCCGCCGCGCCGTTGCTGTACGCCAGTCGGAAAATCGGCTGGCGATTCGCATCCACCGCGCCGCGCAGCTTCGCACGAAGCTGAAGCGCGCCGATAAACGCATCAACGGGCAGGCCCTTTTCCTCAACGAGCGCAATCACGCCGTCCTCACCGTTGATGTCCTGATACAGGTCGCCAGTCATCGGGCGCACCTTGCCAGCCTTAATCGCACCGCTGACCAGACCTTCCGGCCACGTGTCCGGCTTGTTCGTGCCGTGGAACACGGCCATGTCGATGACCTTGGCGAATGCCTCCTCGATGCGCGGCTGCACCTCGCCCCAGATGTCGTAATCCGCATCATCCAGCACCGCGTCAGGAATCGGCACGATGACGGCGACTTCCTCCGCCACAATGTTGACCTTTTCCCACGTCAAACCGCTGGTCGGCTTGAGGCCAACGTCGCCATTCACAAAACCAGCAGCCACAGAGCCCGTCAGCACGGGAATCTTCTGCTGCTTTGCCGTCATGTTCGGCATGCGGTAGCCACGGCGCAGTGCCACAGAACGCGTCGCAACGTTCTGAATAATCGTCTTGGACACCTGCTCGGGAATAAGCGCTTCCGCGCTGTTGCGGTTAATCATGTTCATGTTGTTCTCCTGTCTGTCCTTTCGGACGGTCGATTATCGGCCTGCCGCGCGGCGAATCTCATCATTCACCTGCTGGTTGGTCGTTTCTGCGCCTGCGCCGCCGCTGTGCGAATCCAAACCGCCGCGGCCACCGGGCAGATTGCCGAAAAGATACGGCTGTGCGGTTTTCATCGGGTTGAGCTGATCATCCAACCCTTCCAGCTTCCCGTCCTTCTGCGTCACCTTGTCCATGTCGATCAGGCGCACCAGCAGTTCGGGGTCTCGCGCGCCTGCGTTGCGCAGTTCCGCGAGAATCAGCCCCTTCTTCGCGCTGTCGGCGATGGTCTTATCCCGTGCAGCCAAGTCGGCGGTCAACTGTGCGACCTGCTGATTAAGCGTGGCCACGTTCGCCCCGGCTGCCTGCGCCTGTTGGAGCTGGGTGTTCAGTTGGGCAATCTGCGAACTAAGCTGTCGCTTGTCCGCGTCGTATTTGGTTTTGGGAATGTACGTTCCATCTCCCACATTGGCGAGTTGGATGCCCTGCGCGGCGGCCATCTTCTCGGCAAATTGGCCGAAAAGCTCCTCACCGAGAACAGGCTTGAGGTAATCATAGTTCGGGGTATCAGGCATTTGTTTTTTTCCTCCTCTTTCTGGTCATCCGCTTTGACTTTTGGACGGGCTGTCTCCCGCTCGGCGGAGCGCGCGAAACCCGCGCGCCGGGCAAAACAAAAGAGCGTTCTTCAAAAAGAATCGCTCTGATGGTCATGGATTATTTGATGCTCGGCAGACCGGCATCCTCCAGCATTTGCGCTGTATCGGCTACGAACTGGCTCACAGCCTCCTGCACATCCTGCTTATGCGCCGTGCAGTAGTCCTTGTCGATCTGCTCAATCTGGAAGATGGTTTCGCCGGAATCATAGGACAGCCGCAAGGCAAGCACCTGCCGCTTTTCTTCATCCCGAAGCGTCCTGCTAAAGCTCCTTCTCTCCTCATTGCCAGTCAGCATGAATTATTCTCCCTTCTTTTCCTCCTGTTCGTTGGAATTGTTGATCATGGCTTTCAGCCTGTCAAATGCGTCTATAACGTTGGCCGCCTTATACGCGCTGCATACATGACGGCGAAAAAGCTCGCTCTGACAGGTATGATAATGCAAATCCGCCAACGCACAGGCGTTGAACAGCTCATAGATCTGCTTCGCATCTTCCATCGTCAGACAAACCGTATTTTTCTGCATCTGTTATGCCTCCTACTTTTTCATTTTTCGCGCCGCGTCGCTGAGCTTCACCCTGCCGCCCTCGCGGTCATAATGTCGAAGAAGGGTCGTCGGCGCACTCTGGATGTGCTGGCGTGTAATCCGCTGCCACTTGCGCACCATGGTGAACGCTTCCCGTTCTTCCTCCGGCGTTGCCGCTGCTGCCTGCCGCCGTTTATACCTCCGAATCTGCCGCTCACAGTACCGTTGGCGGCTGCGGGCTGTATATCCTTCGGACGGCGGCTGTACAGCCTGCGGCCGACTGCGCGGTGTTCCGTGCGTGATGCCCTCGTGATAAATGGAAATGTGATGCAGACACCGCGGATGAAAAACCCCTGCGGCGTAAGCATCATCCAAGCTCGGATAACGATGATTCGTCCCCGAAACGGAAACCACAACGCCCTGCCATGCTTCACAAAGCGGGCAAGCATCCATGTGCGATGAAATCATCGCCAAATCATAACCGTAGCTCTGCATGGTATCGGTATACCCGCTGACGGTCGCCTGCGTGATTGCAGTCAGCACCGCCATTTCCGCGTATGTTCCCATCTGCCACGTCCGCCCGGAACGGTCAACAAAAGATGATATGCCCTTATCGGCAAAGTCCCGAAGGGCGCGCCCAACCGCTTCCCGATAGGTGATGCTGCCCGTTGCCACGAGCGCCGACGCATCGGCTATCACATCCGCATACGCATCATCGCATTGACGGAGAATCCTTCGGTCTGCCGCATCCAGCCGCCTGTTGAGGTCGGACAAGATATCGGCTACCTTCGCGCTGTTCGGCGCAATATGTAAAACACCGATGGATTGCGCATATGCTTTCGCATCCGCAAAGCACCATTTCTGTGCGTCCGCATAGGCCGTTTCCAGCGTGTCCGATGTAATCTTCCCTCTGTTCTTTGCCAGAGCGGCAAGCAGCTCGGAAAGTTGGCGGTGTACCTGCGCCGTTTCGGACAGCTTTCTTTCTGTCCACCCCGGCGCATTCACGCCTTTCAGCAGCCTGCGGGCAACGCGGTGAATCATGGTCAGCTCCGCTTCGTTGTAAACCTCAAGCACCTGCCGCGCAAGGCTCTCGTATTCGCCTACGGGGATTGCCATGCTTATTCATCCCCCTGTTCCTCCCGTTCATCTTCCAGCGGCGCATGCTGCTTATTCGGCAACGGTGCATAATCGCCCAGCCGCGCATCCGGCTCATCCATGCCGATTCCGTTTTCCTCATAAATCAGCTTGACTTCGGCGGCGACCTGCGCTTCATCCCAATCAGGATGCAGCATGCGCACCTTCGTCTGTACGCTGGCCGACTGTGCGCGGTTAATCATCTCAATCGTGGAAGATGTGGTCGCCATGTCGCTGGCAAAGATGTCCGGGAAGCGCACATGCACATGGATTTCCTGCGTACTGCCCTTATTCGGGTACAACCGCGCGTCAAGATGGAGCATGGCCGTCAGCAATCCTTCCAACGTATCCTGCCAATACGTTTGCTTTTTGGCGCATGTGGAATAGGATTTCTTCTCACGGATTCGAAGTGCCGTACCCGATTGCGCTATTCCCTCAATGTCGATGCCGAAGGTCTGCGGCGAATATCCTGCTCCCGTGACAATTTCCCTGACGAGTGCAACACAGGTTTTCTGATGCTCATCTGCTCTGATGGAGAATTGAGAAGGTGTAATCTTATTGGATTCACCGTCGCCGCCCAAGGTGCCGCCTTGGGTGTCAAGTGCAACCAACGTCTCGACATCTTCATCAAACTCGAACGTCGGCGGGCGATTCATGCTGTCGCCGAACAATTCTTCCGGCTTGCGTCGAAGAAACTGTGCGGGAACAATCAATCGTGCTTTGGCCAATCTGATATCCCGCATCCAAGAGGAATAGGATTCATCAAGTGCATCCATCAGATCACGGAGATTGTCATAATCGCTGCGGCCCATGTACGAGCCTCTAAACATCCGATTGGGCTTGATGTTCGGCACATGGACGGCCAGAATCTCATCCGTTCCCGTGCTCACTTCCGGCTCAATGCCCAGCCTTTGCACCTCGTCATCGCTCATCTGTGTGCCGAGACTGTCCAGCGTGCCGCGATAAAGTCTGGTGGAAATCCGCTTCGGTTCATACAGCTCATACGCACGGATGACGCTCTGGACATTGCCGGATGCGCTGCGTTCTTCCTCAATGATTGTGAAAAAGTGAATCGCCCGAAGCGCTCCCAGCCTGTATTCAGGCCACGCATCATCGCCCTGCACAACGCGAATCATCGGACAGGACAGGCGCAGTACATCCCATGCAATTTTGAGATACACGTCGCCGAGCGCTGCCGCGCTCTCCGCCGCCTCGTTGAGAAGCGCCGACATGGTGTTGATTCGCAGAATCTCCTCCAGCCGTTTCTGACCTTCTCCGTTCGGCTGTTCCTTCATATCATCCACACAGATGATTTGAGGCTGTTCACCAAAAAGCAGGTCACTGCCCGTCGTGGCAATGTCAGCCGCAATCGGCACATGGATTTTCTGCTTACTCGCCCGCCGCCAGAAGGATTTCGGCTTGGCCGTCTTTCTCAACGCTTTTTCTGCGCCGCAATAAACAGCGGAATATGGCGCATAATACGCGCTTCGATGCGCCATCAGCGCCGCCCACGCCTGTTCCGGCGCAAGCACAGTCGTCTGCTCGTCCATGATTCAATCCTCCCTGTTTATCCAACCGTCGCCAGATATCCGGCGTATGGGTAGATGCTGTATTCGGAGCTGTCCAGCGCATCGACGGGGTACGAACCATTATCCAGCCGCATCCACTCGCCTTTTTCATAGGCCGCCTCATCCCATGTTGCCATCTGCAACGCCTCGTGCCACGGCGCAAGATGTTCAGCCACATGATACCGCCCCTGCATGAGCAGCATGCAGACCAGCTCGATTCGCGGTCTGATGCCGTCCGACTTATCCGTTCCGATGACTGCAATTCTCCCCATGCCCTGTTTACTTAGTTCTTCCCGCAGAGCAGCACGAAAAAGTTTTGCCGCACTATCCACATAAACGTTGGCAATTTGTGGATAAATCCGCGTCCACGGTTTCAGCCATTCAGCAATGGCCCGCGCATACCTCGCCTCGGTCATCTTCTCGCTGATTCCCTGTTTATGGTAAAGGCCGTCGATATGCACCACATCCCGCCAACCCGACGTGATACCCGTAAGGGTTGCGCAAGTCGCATCTGTGCCGCCCACGTCCACGCCAACGGCCATCTCGATAAATCGCTTTCCTGCAATCCATTCGCGCCCTACGGCCACCTGATCGCGCACATAGCTGTCATAAATTCGGCCTCGCGCCGATGTGCGCAAGCCCTGAATGTCCGACTGAAACCAGATGGAACTTTGGTCGTATTTGGCAAGTTCTGTCCGAAGCTGCTCATTGCTGAGCGATAAGTTGTCCAGAATTGTAAAATGCTCGTAGTTGTAACCAGGGTTCTCTCCCCGCTTTTTCAATTTGTCCTGATAATCCAGAAATTCATGATAGAACCAATGGCTTGGCGGCTTTGGGTTCAGGTCAAAAAAGACCTGCCGCCTGTTCGACGCAAGCGTTCGGTCGATACACTCTTTCACAAAGGTTTCGTGACACTCGTTGACCTCGGTAATATATACCGTACCATAGCTGTTGCCCTTGATTCGCGCCGCATCATCCGCTTTCTTCCCTCCGGCAAATAGCACAATCTTCTGCCCTCTCACTGATTGGATGAACAGGCAATCTCGCGCCTGATACTTTCCTTCCCTGCACCGCCCATCAAAAATTGCTTTGAGGCCAAAGCCGTTTGAATCAAGAATATTCATCTTCGCCGCCGATACCGATGTGCCGGCCGCAAGGTGTATTTTGTCCGGGTGCGTATCCAGCGCCGCCGCCCACGCCACCAGATTGATGATGTTCTTGCCTGCGCGTTTGCCGCCCTCGGCGACGTTGAGCCAGCAGCTTTGACAGTGCCGGATATACTCGGCCTGCTTCACTGTAAACGGTGCGTACTTTATCACGGTATTCCGTCCTCCTGCCCCGTCACATCATCCATCGTTCTATTTGGCTGCGGGTTGCGAATCAGGTCAGCCAGTGCCGTGATTTGCGCATTGGCAGAAGCAACCGCCGTATCGTTGTTCTCGATTGTCGGCTCGTCGCTCTGCCCAAGCATGTTTTTGCCGAGGAAGATTGCCATCGCGGGAGATTTCTTCGCAAGGTTGAACTGCATGCGCCTAAGAGATACCTTGCCGTCCTGCGCATATATTTTATAGACCTCCGAAAAAGTCTGCTTGTAGGTGCGTTTACACCACGCATTGAGCGTATCTTCACAAATCCCAAAAATACCGCAGATTTCCGTTTCGGTACACTGAATTTTGCAAAGCTGCTCAAATTCCAGCTTGGCAATCTCCTTCCTTGGCCGTCCCCGCTTTTTTCCCATGGTCACCCACCCTTTCGGGCCTCACAGCCTTTCGGTATTTTTCATTCAGAATCATGGGAACACAGTTGACCCAAGAGATATTATGATGCATGCGCCTGTGCGTTTCTCCCATCATGGCCACCGTAACGCAGGAGGGCATCGTCATCACGCTGTAAAACGATTTGACGTATGTTCCGACATCGAGATAGATATCCGTCAACCCACCCGCATTGGCCTGTGTTTCTTTCTGGATAAGCGACGCGTCCGTGACAGAAAAAATCTTCTCGCCACGGCTGCCGAGTGTGACGTACATGTTCACGTCCTCGTTTATCGAGCCGAAAAACGAAAACGGCCTGTCCACACGGCAGAAAAAAGCGTTCATCGCTTTTCTGCTCAGCTTCTTTGCGAAGTATTTTCCGTTCAGCCCGCCGATGTAATCACCGCCCTGCGACAGTGCCACAACCAGCGAATCAGATTCATACAAAAAATCAAGCATTGCCTCGAAAAGTCGGTCAAGGTCTGTGCAGTGCTTCGCTGCCAGTTTCCCGCTCTTTTCAAAGCGAAAATCGAACGCCGTATAATCATCGTCCAGCTCAAGGAATGATGACAACCCCAGCCGCTTTGCAATCTCAAAGCAGGAGTTTCGGGCATACAGCACGATATTATGCTTTTCATAATTGTCCATCGTATCGCTGTGCTTCATAGCTTCCAGCTTATCAAACACAATCACATTTTCTTTACCATATCGGGCTATATACTCATCCTGCTGTTCATCTTCGTTATCAACGACGATATAGATTCTCCCTGTATATCCACCCTTACGGAGCGTCGGAATTGTATATACTCTGTCCGCGCGCCCGTGTGAGAGAATCAACACGGCAAAATCATTCCGCATCGCCGCCGTCCTCCCCGATCATGTCCCGAATCGTTCCGTGCAGCTTGGCATACCCCTGCGCAATGGCATCATCCACGTCGATGATGACCAGCGCCGAGTGTTCCATGAGCCGCTGCATTTCCGGCGTTGCCTGTGCGTAATACTCGGCAATGGCTCGATAATTAAAAACATTATGCCGCCTCGCCGCCTGCACGAGAAAATCCTTCTCGTCCTGCGTTACGCCGGAAGCCTCAATCTCTCGAATCAGCTCATCCGTTCTGCCGCTGTCCAGCATATCCGCAAAGTTGGGCATTTCGCCCCTGACCTCGTACTGCGGGATGTTGATGCTGCTGGTATATTTGCCGTCCTCCCCACCTTCTTCGCCGGGCAGCTCAAAGCCGAACTGCTCCATGTCCAGCCCCTCATCCGCGATGTCGCCCAGCACATCATCCAGCAGGTCGTCATCCCACGGTGTTTCCATCGTGCTCTGATTATGCTCAAGCATATAAGCATCTCGGTCACGCTTGGAAAGATGGTCAAGCATGATGCACGGAACGCCTTCCGCCGGAATCCTGATTTTCCCATCCTGCACAAGCTGTTTCAGTGCTTCCAGCCGTCCATGCCCTTCCACCACAACGTGTTCTTTGCCCCATACTCCGATAGGGTCAAGGAATCCAAAATGCAGAATGGAGTTTCGGATATGCTCAAGCTGCTTTTTCGTGTGCTTTTTCGGATTCTTGGGATTCGGGCTGAAAGCCTCAATCGGCAGATGATGTGCCGATTCTGCCCACTTGATTTCTGCCATGCTCTTTTCCTCCGTCGTCCTTGGGTTTTTCATCACGGCGTTTCAAGCACGCCGCAAATGGGCAGTAAGCCTTGCCGCTGGATGTGCTGAGATAAACGCAGCTCAAGCAGCGATACGGCGCTTTGACCTCGCTTTTTCTCATAAACGCCTCCATCAGCAGGGTACAAAAAGAGCCGTCCGGGTTTTCGCCCGTCGGCTCTCTGCTGTTCACTTTTGACACAATAATTATAGCACGCGTAAAATAGCCTGTCACGGTCAAAACCCAGATAAAAAACGGTCAAATTCCGGCACTTGGCGCACTTTCCTCCGATTTCTGAATCCTCCTCATACCGAACACCGTATCTCGGAAGCTCTCTACCTGTGCAATCAGTTCATCGTGCGCCTCCATGTTGGCCACACAGAGCAGCCCCAACCGATTCTGTATCATATCCTGATAGTAGTCACAGATATCATTGGCCTGCTGAAGCAGATTGGTCAGGTTACCCAAATCCGCATCCGTCATACAGTATTCATCCTGCGTTTCTTCAGGCTCAACGCAAAGTTTCGGTTTTTTCATAATTTTCTCCCGTCTCCCCGTCCGGCCGCTAGGTCAGCCTGCTTTTTGTTGATCAGGCGGCTACTACTGCCGCATTGAGACGCTGCCAATCTCTCCCGCTCATTCCCAGCACCGTATAGCCGATGCTCTCCATCTCCGTCGAGCGGTCATAGCTTTCTACGTCCTGTGCCGCTCGTGTAATGGCATTGGATAAGCCATACAAGGACAGATCTCCGCCGCGAATCAGATGATCCAGCACACCACTTCCCTCCGCTTTATTTAAGCCGTAATCTGCGGCCGCCAGCTCCACCATCTGCGGAATATCTGTGCTGGTGATTTTGGCTTCTTTCGCCTCTCGCATCATTTCAACCACCCGTTCAAAACGGGTCTGGTCTACCACCGCTCGAACGGTATCTCTTACCTTGAGTAGCAACGCGCGGTCATCGGCTGCCAGCGTTTCGCTACTGTACAGGGTGTAATCCTCCCCTGCTTCGTTTCCGCGCCCAACATGATATTTGCGCGTTCTGGCATCGTTGACCACCATGCCATTCGTGCAAACAAGGCGATATACCAGCGGCTGGATAGACATACTGCCCATGCCGACCTCGGAATTGGTGATGAGGATGCCCGATTGCACGATGTCACCGGGGACAACCTCCGCCGTCAGCCGCGGATTTACCGCCTTGAGATACATCTTGCTTTCAGTAATCTCACAGCTTTCAATCCTCACGTCTGGCATTTCGGCAAGAACCGGAAGCACAGCTTCGGCAATTTCGGCGTTGTCGATTCGCCGATACCTTTCGGAGAGGAACGCCCTCGCATTGCCGTCCAACGTGCGCACCATTCGCTTTTGCGGGGTCATCGTGAACCAGCTGTTCACGTTCTGCGCCAGCAGTTCGGGATTCTCTGCGCGCATCTTATCATAATATTTAGCAGGGATGCCAAGCGCCGAACCGATCTGACGATGGGCAATTTCTCCAACACCCAACAGCGTACTGACGTTCTTGCTGTCATTGCGCATCATCATTTGATACGCCCCGGCTTCGACGAATCCCATCTCCAAGTTACGAGTGTCCAGCAGATAATCCCGCTTCGCGTTTCTCTGGCGCTCCAACTCCTGCGCCAGTTCCATAAGCGATCGTCCATTTTTCATTTTGCATTTCCTCCTGTTGGTCATTTCATCAGCCTTTAGGGCTTTGTAGAACGCCCAGCATCCGGGCGTTCTGAAAACCTCAACTGTCAGGCGTGTACATAGCTTCTGCGGCGATCAGGCAGATACGCTTCAATGTAGATATCATCCTCGCGATCTTCCATATCGTTGGAACAAATCTCGCATTGGAAGGTCTGGAAATCTCCGTTTGCCCCTTCCGTGTAATAGCCGGTCACACGGCAGTCCATTTTACCCGTCAACTTGCAAGCAAGCCTCTCTGCCTTTCTGATTTCTCCGCGCTTCGGTTCATTCATCGTTTTTTCCTCACTTTCTCAATGCGCGTTCTTGATGCACCACTCGATTGCGTGCCCTGCATCCACAAAGGTTTGCTTGGCGACCTTCAAAAGTTCCAGTCGGCACTCATCCGCTGAGAACCACTCCCCCGGGTCATCAACGAAGCCATAGACAGCAGCTTCCGTTCCTCCTTGCCAGTTCATCTGCGCAATCAGAACTCGGTCTCCGAACCGCATCATGCAGTCATAGCAAGGTCTGAGGCGTGTGCTGAAGCTCTCCATGCAGATACTCTTCGGGAAATCAATCCACTGCTTTTTCATACTTCATTTTCCTCTCGTTTCTTTAATTTGTTGTACTTATTCTACATCACATTGTAGAATAAGTCAATATGTTTTTTATATTTTTTCTTTATTTTGTTGTAGATTTCTATTTACAGCTTATAGATAGCCGCGCTATAATAGAGGGCAAGGAGGTATACTATGTTTTCTTTCAAAAAGTTGTGGCATAAACTGCTCGATCTAGGCATGACAAAAGAGCAGTTCCGTACTGCCGTTGGTTTATCCCCGACTACAATCGCTGCGATGGGAAAAGGCGTTGGCCTAACTCCAAAGGTTCTGGCCAGAATATGCGAGTATTTGCATTGTCAACCGGGCGACATCATGGAATACATTCCCGGTTCTTCGACTTCCGAATTTCCCCATGAAACAAAATAAAGGCGTCGAAATCGACGCCTTTTCTTTATGCCTCATTCATCTGTTGCGACACCTCGACCATGCGCTCCAACCCTTGGCGCATCACATACTTGAGCGCCCCCTCGGTCATCCAGTCCCCGTATTCATCCGAGTATCGTTTCACCGTTTCCCGCCAGCGCAACCCGCTGACCAGATGCGCCATAATAACAAACCGCTCACGTTCCATCAGCGCGGAGAGGAGGATATCAAGCATGTTTTTTCTGGCTTTGAGGCTTTCCAATTCGCGCACATCAGCTTGGAGACTATCTATGTCGGCCATTGGCAAATCATTCATCAGCACCATAGCCGTCCGCTCCGTTGGGCTGGTCGGTGATCCGTGCGCCACGGGCATATCTGTAATTTGGGGAGAACCAAGCTGCGTCCCTGCAATAAAATCTGACCCTCTGTCCAGACTCGCTTCTGCTCGGCGAATGCGATATGCAAGCACATCCATCCGCGTACACATTTTGCGGTAGTCATACAGATAAGTCATCAGTTTTGCCTTTGTCATACGCTTTCCGCTCCTCCTCCGTCATTATTCCCAGCAGCAATGCACGGTCAAGAACCATCTTTCTAAGCTGCATCGTCTCACTTATCGCCCGATTTGCCGTTTCTGCCAATTCAATGGCAGCTTTTGCCTTTCTGTCCGCCGCCTGCCAGACTGCTTGCCACATTGCCGCCGCGCCGAGTGCAAAAGCCACGCTCGCCAGCACCATCAGTTTCACTATCTCCAGCATGCTTTCCTCCGTTTCCCCACGCTATCGCTTAAAACGGCAGTTGGTCGTCGTCCACCTCGGTGAATCCGCCGTAGTCGTCATGATGCTGCGGGGTATTATCCGTCCTGCCGCCCTTGCTGGCCGCCTCGATGTAGCCGTCCTGTGGAGCGCTCGGCGGCGCACCGAAACTGTCGCTGCCCTTCTGCGCCTGTGGTGTCAGAAATTCAACTTCCTCCGCGACAATATCCCACGCTGTCCGCTTCGTGCCGTCTTTGGCCTCATAAGTACGCGTTTGAATCGAACCCGTCACTGCAACTTTTCTTCCCTTGGACAGATAGCGGCTGCAAAGCTCGGCAAGCTGCCGCCATGCGACGACGTTCAAAAAATCCGTCTCTTGCTGCCCAGTTTGAGAATTACGAAACCGTCGATTCACCGCGACGGTAAAGTTGCAAACGGGCGTACCTGCGCTCGTACTTTTCAGCTCCGGGTCTCTCGTCAGGTTGCCTATCAGAAATACTTTGTTCATTCTTCTTTTTCCCCCGTTTCTTTCTATTCGTATGGCATATCTGATCTATCTCCTCATCACGCCGACGTTTTTCTTCTTCAAGTGCCCTCTGCGTGACTCTCATGCAGGAATATGAACAGAAATACACATATCCATCAGCTTTCCCTTTGGCTTTCATAGACAGTTTATAAGCATGCTGCGGTATTTTATAAAACGGTTTCCCACACTGCCAGCACTTACAGCGCGTCCGACTTACCGTTCCGCCATCCAGCGATGCCGTCCCGTGAATGAACTCGTGAATTTTAGAATCACTCATCTGGCACGGCTCCCCCCTCCTGCTGCGGCTCATCTGCGGGGTGATCTTCCGGAATGCCGCACATGTTATGCCAGCGCGTGTGCATATCATAGGCATGCATCCATGTCATATCGCCCTGTTTCCATTCCCGTAACCCGTCCCGAATACCATAAAGCATCTGGTACAGCGCCGAATCAACCGTCATTCCGCCTGCCCCAGTTCCCATCAGCGGCATAAACACTGCTACGTCGGCTGTCATGCTCAGCTCGTTTTTCACCGTCAAGACGGCCGCGCGTGCCGCCTGATAGACATAATCTGTGCCGACAATCTCCATCGGAATCTGCATGGTCGGCGCGTAGATGACATTGGGGGAATTTGCAACTTTCGCCCGAAGTGCCGTCCCGATGGGCATTTCCGGCCCATACAGCTGGGCAATCCTCGTCTGGATGCGTCCTTCGATGCCCGGCCACGTCTGCGCAACAGCCAAATCAACGCCGCCGTCCATCAGCCCAAAGCTGTTGCCCGAAGTCACGACAACATCCCTGCCCGTGACTTTCCCCTGCTGCGCCAAATCTTCCAGCTTGCCGCATACGGCCTGCATAGTCTTTTCCCGCTTCACGGCATTAGAAATGAACTCGCACACATCCTGATTGGGATGAAAAAAGATGATCTTCATGCGTCTTTTTCCTTTCTCACACTTTGCTTTCGTCGATTCTTGATGACAGATATGGCCAAAAACACCGCAAACAACGTACTGCAATAATCCAATGGGCTTCCGGACCATCAGCGCGCTTTCTTTCTTTTCTTCGTCGGTTTATTGCTCATCGTCAGGTATCCCGTTTTCTTTTTACGAAACAGCTTGCCCAGAATCTTCATTTTCGTTTACTCCCTTCATCGCGCAAAAAACTCGCCGATGCGGCTTCTTGCATATTCTTCTTCCGTTGCGCTGAACCAATATTGTACGATTTCACCGTTCTTTTCTCCCTCAATGCAAATTCGGTACTGTGGCCCGTGGCTGGTGCTGCTCGACCTGCCCGTATCCGCATCATAGCGATATGATGAATAGGCTGCTGTATAGCCCTTATCCACCACAATTCCGCACTGAATCGAATTGCGTTCATTTTCAACAAAACCGACAATGCCAAGGGCAATCAGGCACATGAGCACCGCAAAAAAGACCATTACGCCGATGAATCCCCAGTCAATCCGCCTCACCTTACACCTCCATTTTCTCCGCCGCTTTAATCCATTCTCTCGGAATCCGTCCATCGAAAGCCCTCCACTGCTCTGAATATGGATATCCATCAAAAACAATTTCCGCGCCGGGAACGGCTTCGGAAAGCTGCTGCCTATCAAAAATATTCTTCAGCCACAAATCGGGAATTTCAATCGTCAACCGCCATGCCGTCCGACTATACTGGACAAAGTTCTGCGTTGCCCAGCTTTGATGCGTCGGATCGGGGTCACAGGTCAGCCACACCCAGCCCGTATACATGACAAAGCCTTTCTTCTCTGGAACAACGACTCCGCCCATCGTCAGGCCATCCTTCAAAATACGCCAGAGCAGTTTGTCGGCGCAGAAATGATAGATTTTCACGGCTTTATCCTCCTCTGCTTTTCGGCTCTGATATCGTTCAGGAAATACAGCCACCTCGGCTGGTCGATCTGCTCATCTCCGAGACTGTCCGCCTCGATGATGTCCCGTTCCATAACCGTCAGCGTCTTGCTGTCCAGTTTCGACAGCAACGGTCTGATGAAATCTATCACCAGACCTGGCATATAGGTCTGCCGACCGATGCAGTACCTCACGGCGCAAATCAGTACCGCGCCGAAATCATTGTTCTGGTCAGATATCTTAATCATTCGTCGTCACCCCCTCCCAAGGGTGGTTCTCCATCTCTTCCTTCGTCGGCTTCCTCAGCCAGCAGCGCCATTTTTCCCCATAGGTTGCTTCACGCCCTCCATCGCCTTGTTAATCACTTCGGATAGCGCTTTCGCGTATTCTTTCAGGTCAACATTTCCGTATTCGTCACTCATGGCTTTCTCCTTAACTTGCTCAGCTTTTAATTATCTGTCTTTTCCGTGGCATGATTTAAAAAATAGCTGCATTTTTTAAGTTGCCGGTAAGTTTTACTTCTTTCTCTTTTTCTTCCGCCACTCGGCTTCCATGCACATCCTGCATATCATCGCGTCTACCTTCGCGCGCTCTATGCTCTCCTTGTCCATTTCAACGGGATTGGTCTTCGGCATGCGGTCAATCTCCGCCCGAAACGCTTCCCGGTGGCGTTCAAGCGCCCGTTCCACCCTTTCGCTCTCAGCTTTTTCCCTGCGCGCTCTGCCGCTCGCCTGGCCCGCGAGCCGTTTGGCCTCGGCCAGCCTCGCCGCCTTGTCCTCCCGCTCTTTTTCCGTCATGGCCGCGTCCTCCGCCTGCTTTTTCGCGTGATAGGCCGCAAGCGTTCGCTGGTTGTGCTTTTCGCCTTCATCAAGGCCGAAAACGTCCCTGAAAACCCGCTCCTCAAATTCCGCTTTCCGCGCTTCCTCCAGCGGCTTTTGAACGATTCGCATGCATCCATAGCTACAAAACCATGCCTGCCGCTTTGCGCCCTTGCCGCCTTCCAGCTTGTAGGCATAATCGGGGCTGACAATCGAAAAGCGCTTTCCGCATTGCGCGCAGGTCTTCACCTGCACCATGCTCAGTCCGAAAACCCGAGCGGTCTGTCTGGCCGTTATCATCGCGCGCCTCCTTTCGTCTCCAAAATCATCTGCACCGTGATTTGCACCGCGTCCTTTTTCCGGGGCTTCCGCCGGATAAACTGCGGTCTGTACGGCCAGAGCGGGCAGTCCTCGCTCGTGCACCGCGCGGCCTCCTTCGTGGAACCGCCGCAGCAGTATACGCACTTTCTGAAAATCACGCGCCGCAGCGTCTCGCTCTCATCTCGCGCCATCCGCTATCCCTCCATGCCGTAAATCGTGCAACAGCTCTTATTGCTTATAGTCTCTAAAAAACTTCGTCGTCTTGAATATTGCTTTCCGATTCACCCACCGGGCAAATCTTTTCAATTCATGCGGCGGCTCTTTGCTTGTTGTAAAATCTCGATATGGCTGGGCAAAAACCTCCGCTCCCATATCTCGTAACGCCAACGCTCGCCGTTCTGCCGATTCAATGTCCTGTACCAAAAGATAGACAAAGATTCTATATGGCTTCACACCTACTTTTCCCAACTGTCGGATCGCATCTTGGACTATCACCAGCATATTGTCTGTGTCACAGCTCATTCGGATGTATTTTATCCATTTCAGTTGTGACAGCATTTGTGCAATTTCTGGTGTAATCATTCTCGCATCCAATCCTTGATTGAAATCAACTCGTATATCTTGTCCTATCATATCTGCAATTTGTTCAAGTCCATGTGTGCATGCCAAAACATTATTGTCCATGAATACAATGTCCCGACTATCCGAGCGTTTAATCTCTCGCCACGTCCGATATGGTCGAATCCGCCCTTCTTTACGTGGTACAACACACCACGAACAATTTCGAATACATCCCCGTGTCAAAAATCCGATAGCATGATGGCATCGTGGATAAATCGAGTAATCAGGGAACATTGCATCGACTTCTTCTGGAAGCTCATTCATCATTCCGTATCCTGTCCCACCCTTGATCGTGTCTGGCGGCAGATAGGGATTTTCGGGGGTGAAGGTAAAAACCTTACTGCTGTATATACGGTCATACGTCAACAAAGGATTCCACCATTCCACATTGTCACCTTGCTGTTTATGATAGGCAGATATCTTCATCAAAGCTAGGTTTGGAAAACTGGTACGGTCATTGTCATGAAGTGCCACATGCATCTTTGTTTCTCCATAGCTTTCAGCCATTTCATATCAATTTCGTGAGGTCACGAAATTGGTCTTCTACTTATCCCATGGGAACTGCTGAACGAAATCGACACCCATAATCCCTCGCAAGCTCGATTTCATAAAAATTGGAGTCTTTTGCTGCGCGGAACAGTATGCCAGCTCATCAATCCAGCTCTTTTCTGGAATAACCTTGCCTTTCCGATTGCCCGTTTCCGCGCCGACAATAATCCAATCTACCCGCTGTTCCGGCGGCGTGTCGAAATAATTCAGCCCGGTGAATGATGCAAAAATCGGCTCGATGGAAACAAACGTTTTTGCCTTTCCGCAGAAGAAATATTCCTGCATTGGATTTTCGCAAGTCGTCCCGTACCAGAATCGGTCATTGTTCAGCGGCAATATGCCCGCCTGAATCAGCTTGATATATCGTTTCGGATTCTTGGTCAGGAACATGTAGCGATGCTGCGGCGCAGCTTTGCAAGCCTCAATTACCGCACTGATCCACTCCGTCGGCACCCACTCGCCAAACAGATCTGCCATGCTGCACACGAAGATATTGCGTGGTTTCGTCCAGCGCAACAGCTGATTCAGCCTGTACCTGTGAAACGTCGGTTTGAATCCAAAGGGATACGGAGCATTTGTCGTTTTTCCATCCAGCCGCGTCACTTTCAAAGGCTCGTTCAATTCAATGCAAGGCAAAGAACTACGGCACATCGCCGAATCATCGCTCTGGTCATGTCCTTCATAGCGTTTTGCCATGCCTCTGGCATAGCAATATGGGCAACTGTGCAAACAGCCCGTAACAGGGTTCCATGTTGCATCCGCCCAGTCGATTTTCGTTTTATCCATTTTCCAACCTCGCACTTTTTTGTCGAATATGTCACTCATCATCGGATTTCACTGTCTTTTCGTATCTGTCCGGCTCATGGGCATAGCATCGGATGCAGTACATACACGCCGTCGGTTGTGAATCATTCTCGTGGCTGCATCCGCCGCATGCGTCCCTATACGCCATCACGCAAAGTTCCTGATGCTCGACAACGGGACACAATTCGCCGATATACGGGCTTTCAAATCGTGTGCATCGCCCGTCCTCAAATGCTCTACACTCCATGTTTTCACGCTCCCGCAATCAGAAATTGATTCATGCCCGCGTCGGACTCAGCAAGAAAATACTGAGCGTCGCGCATAACGGCTTCATAGCGCTCGCGTCCCTGAAAACTGTCCACAACGCGCTGTTCCTCCGAGGACATGTCCGAATATTTGCATTTCCCGTAGGCGTTCGGCAACCATCCTTTCTTTCGCCCTGCAAAGATATTGAACTTCTCTAGAAGATTTTCATCCTTGAAGACGAGATGAGCCGTGCCTTTTTTGAAGAATGTAGCCTTGAAATACTTGGTATCAATGTTTCGTGTGCATCCAGTTGACTCGGCTATTCTGATGGCTGTGTCGAGGCTTCCCTCCCAATCAGTTCGCCCGCAGTCGAGAAAATCAAACACCTTTTCAATATCACGGAATCTCTGAATGACGCGCCATGAATCAAACGATTTGTCATAGGAGTAGGTGGAGTAGAAGGGGATAATCACCTTCTTACCGACCTTGAAGCAGTCATTTGTTTTCCAGCCATCATAATAGTGCCGGTTCGGGCTTTCCTCGTTCCAGTATTTTTGAGTCCAGCTATCGAACAGTGCAACAATGGTATCTTCGATGCCGCCAATAACCTTGGCGTTCATCTTGATGATGAGTGTCATAATGTTGTAGATCGAAAATTCGTAATCGACCAGTTGCGAAATACTGTCGTGCAGTTCGTTGATAAGGTTCGATGTGAGTCGCTGCACAATAGTAGGCTGTTTGAAGATCATGTTCCAGTACTTGTATCGGGTTTCCCTGATGTACTTATTGATCGAGCAATCGTCTAGATTGCTACATCCCATAATTTTAAGGCTGATGATCGGCGAATTGTACTTTTCATTCGGCAGATTGAGCATGTTGGGTGACATGGCCTGCCATTCCTCAATGAGCCGGATGCCGCAGGCAACCTCATAATTGTAGCGGTTTACCCACTCGTCCATCTCACTATACAAGGCAAGATCGCCGTATTGTTCCGGGATTTCTTGGCGCTTGTATGTCGGAGCTTCTTTCATTTCCTGCATTATCGAACTATCCCGTTTTCGTTGAGGAATGACCTTTTTGATAAGAGCCACGTCTACATCCGTTTGGCGTTCTGCGGCGTGGAACGCGCCGGAAATGAAGGAAATCTCCGCACCCGTTTGAAGGGCTGCCACAAGGCGCTTTCGCGCCTCTGTGCAAGGGTTTCTGATTGTCTGAGCGTTGAGGATGCAGCGGATTTCGCCGCCGTGTTCCATCAGCTCAAACGCCTTGAGAAAATGTTCAGCGCCCTGGTCAAACGGAGGATTCATTACAATCAGCGAGTAACGCTTTTGTGTCTCGAATGACAGGAAGTCATCGTGAATGACCCTGAATCCGCGCCCTTCAAGGGTGTTGCGGAGGAGCGGGTCGATCTCAATACAGTCGATATCGGCTTCCTCGGCAGCCTCCCTGATGCTGCGGTCATCGTGCGGCGGGTAGCTATGGCGAGCGTAGAACATTTTCTTGGCAGCGAATAGAGCAAGGTCGCCCTTTCCGGCGCTCGGTTCAAGAACGCAGTCAACCATGTTCCACTTGATGCCGCCGAGCAGCTTTTCTGCCAGCGGCTCAGGCGTCGGATAAAAGGTTTTCTGCGCGCGGTCGCTTTCGACCGCTTTAATGATTTCTGTGTTCATTGCGCTGCCTCCGTTTTTTTCGTGCCGCAAAGCTCCGGCAGATTCGCTCTGACCAACGCTGCCGGAATTGGCGGACAAACAGCATTGCCGCATCTGGCGACCTGCTCCGCCTTCGGATAAGCCTTTCCGTCCGCATCCACATCAATGATGTAGTTTTCGGGGAATCCCTGCGCATCAAAAAGCTCGCGCGGGGTCAGCATCCGTAACCCGATATCCACAATCTGATACTTTTCCCCGCACACTGTAACCAGTCCAAGCCTGTCTTTGGATGTAATCGTCGGCGCGGGCTTCTCACAGGATGCCGCATTATCTCCATTCCCGTAATACTTGACCAAGAATGCTCGGACATCTCCAAAATGGCCGGCTCCGGCCGTAATGGTATTGAGCGGCTCATCTGCGCATTGCCCATCACAATTATTGTTGAACTGCGTCACATAGGCCGCGCACAGCGCATTGTGGTCGATGGCCGTCACCGTCGGCAACGGATTATCTGCCGCACTGGCCGGACTGCTCGTGCCATAGAACTTGCTGATAAATGCAGAAACCATTCCATATCGGTTTGAAGCATCCACAGTCATAATCGGTTTGTCTACCGTCTGCCCGCGCACTTCGCTGCCCTGCTCATCGTGATACTGAATCATCATGGGCATGACTACGCCCGTCCCATGCTTGGCCGTAATCGTATCCAGCGGTTCTTCGATATCCTGCCCCCTGAAATTCTCACCGCCATGATTGACTTGAATAATGAACGGCGACGGGTTCTTCAAAACAAATTTTTCAATGCCTCTCGCAATTCTGCGCATGGTCTTTTCTGAAAGTGGGCGAACAGCATGAATCCCGTACTGCTTGAAAATTTCTTCGCTTGTCGCAAAAATTGACGGGCATGGAAGATTGAAATCCAGCACATCAGCTACCGGCACCCACGGCTTTTTCATTCCTACCAGTGCTTCAAAGCTATCTGGCGCCGCGTGCGTCGGTTCAGGCCAGACAATCGGTTTTCCGTCACAGCGTGCAATCAAGAAGAACCGTTTCCGAATAGTTGGCGCTCCATAATCACACGCCCGCATCATCCTGTACTCGACCTTGTACCCTTGCCGTTCAAGCTGGCTGACGAACCGCCGGAAAGTTTCGCCCTTATATCGAGGATCTGGCCGATTATCCTTATCAAGCCGTCCCCAGTCCTGAAATTCTTCTACGTTTTCCAGCATGATAACGCGCGGATGCACCGCTTTCGCCCACTTTACCGCAACCCACGCCAGCCCTCGAATATGCCTGCTAACAGGCTTTCCGCCTTTCGCCCTGCTGTGATGCTTACAGTCTGGCGAAAACCACGCCAGCGCCACAGGCCGCCCCGCGCAAGCCTTGACAGGATTGACCTTCCAAACATCCTCCTGATAATGCTCGGTTGTCGGATGGTTTGCTCTATGCATTGCAATCGCCGCCGGGTCATGGTTGATGGCAATATCCACACTGCGGCCTATTGCCATTTCAATACCCGTTGATGCGCCGCCGCCACCTGCGAAGTTGTCCACGACAATCTCGCTCATTTGACTTCACTGCTTTCTTTTGATATAATGAATACGGTTTTTTGAGGAATGTCCTGCCCGCGGCCCTAACGCGGACAGGACGTTTTTTGTTTATGCGATAATCGTAACCATGCCGCTGGTTACCAAGTTATCCAACGCCTTATCCAGATACGCGTGAATGCCCTGAATTGCCCGATGCTTCCACAGGCCGCCGTCAGCCTCGTAAAGCGCAATCTCCGGCACGCCCTTTCCATCGCTGTTTTTAATGCGCAGAATGAACGGGCTCTCCGGCTGATCAATTTCACAGAACGTGCGGAATGGCCTCAAATACACAGGATTTTTGATAACCACATCGTTGACCCGCACAACACCGTCACGTACCGTCACACGCTGGCTGATGCCGTCGTCGCTGATGTTGGTTCCCTTCTCCACGCTCAAATTGCCAACCACCTTGCCGACTTCCAACGAATTTTCGGTTTCAATAAACCGACTCTGAAGCTGCACGATGAATTCTTCCTGCCCGATATACCTGCCAAACTCGAACGGCTCATTGTCGGTCACGACACGCGCCAGCTCGGCTCGAACCGCATAATCATCGCTGCACTTAATCCCGTACAGCACAACCTTGCGCGGGTCGGTTACCTGCACAACCAGATTGCCAAACTTATCCAGCTGACCATCCGGGTCGTTCAGGATATAATCCACCAGACCGCTCAGCGTGAAGATGTTCACAGTCGGAAGAACCGCCGGAAACGGTTCTTTGATACGCACCAAATCATTCGTGTTGACATACATACGGCCGTCAATCTCCTGCACCGTATAGCTGCGATTCTTGGTGCCCAGCTCGTACAGGAAGCGCATCGCCTCAGCGTCAAGCTCTCCCAGCTTGAACAGCGGAACTTCCTTCTTTTCGCTGACGTTCTTTCCATTCTGAATGCTTGCCATGATTTACAGGCTCCTTTCTTTTGCTCGGAACGACACAATTTGCGGCATCGTTTCCTGTTCATCCTGCGGTTCATCTTCCGTCGTGCCAATCGGCATGCTGACAGCTTCCGGCTGCACATTTCCGGCCATATCGAGCTGCCCAGCCACCTGATTCAACTTCTGCGTCGCATAAATCGTTCCGTCATCCGTCTGATCAAAGAAAACGCTCTGCTTCACAGGCGTAGGCGGCGCGAAACTCTCCTTCACATCAAAGGACATTTCCCCTCCGTCCCTGCTCTCGGTCGGCTTAATGGTCAGCACCATCGTGATTTTGCGCGCCCGTCTGGGTTCCGTGTTCGGGTCAAGAATGTTGCGCGTCATTCTGCCGAGCGCATCTTCCCAGCGCTCCTGCACTGCGCCGCCCATCAGGCGGCTCAGATCTTTGAGGTTGCCAAAAGTTTGGCTCATTGTGTTTTACCCTCCTTGTGTGTCTCTCTCAAATGCGAAGAAGTTCATGTGTGGTGCATCGAAAGCAATCGGCAAAATACCCTTTCGACCGTTTCGGTTCTTCGCCACGTTGATAAGCATGAATGTCCATCCGTTCGCCTGACAGGATTCGGCCATCTGCTGCCACGGCTCCGGGACAGTTCGAATATCCGGCGCATGCAGAATCAAAAACTGATTCGCATCCTGCTCAATGGTGCCGCTCTCTCGGCTTTCGCTCATTTTGGGCATCCGCCCGCCTTCGCCCGTTCCCATTTCGGACTGACGATTCATCTGTGTCATGGCAATAACGGGAATTTTCAGCTCCATTGCCAGCCGTTTAAGCGCTCTGGAAATCTCGCCGACTTCTTCCGCGCGGTTGTTGGTCTTTCTGCCGCTCCTGAGCAGCTGCAAGTAATCCACGACAACCATATCGAGCCCCGTCTCCTGCCGCTGTCTGAGGGCAAGGGAACGGATTTGCAAAGGGGTCTGTGCCTGCGTGCTAATGCTCAGCTGGATTTGCCCTATTTCCGCATACGCGGCAACGACGCTCTGAATCTGCTCATCGGAAAAGTTGCGCGCTTCAATGACATCCACCGGCACGCCTGAAAAACGCGCTATGATGCGGTCATACAGCTCGGCTTCGTCCATCTCAAGCGATACATACAGGACATGCTTTCCCGACCGTGCCGCGTTGGTAGCGATAAACAGCCCCAATGCCGATTTGCCAACGGATGGCCTTGCGCCGATGATGCACAGCTTGCTGCCTCGAATCCCGCCGCCCAACACACCATCCAGCCGCCCAATTCCCGTGTGCATGCTGTCATCCGTTTTCTGTTCGGCAAACAGATAGTCGTGCATATTGAGAATCATCTGCGGGATGGAAACAATCTCCTGGGTCGGCCCATTCTTCGCCAATTCATCAATCTGCCCGCGAATTTCTTCCGCCGCCTTGACAGGATCAGTCAGCTCGTTTCGGGCAAGCTCTACGGTCTGTTGAGCGATTTTGCACAGTGCCCGCCGCATGCTGGCCGCTTTGACGTTCGCCACATACTGATCACACAGCACCAGCGATGGCATGCCGCTTTGCAGCAGGTCAACCAGCAGCGTCGAATCGAAATTCGGCATCGCGTCCGAAACGGTAACGAGGTCGCATGTCTTATTTTGAGCATCTAGTTTTTGCATGACGGCAAAAACTTCGTGGCAAATCAAATCCGTGAAATCTTCAAGCGTCAGCTCAATATTTCGCGGAAGAATATCGCCTCGCAGGATAGCCCCGATAATCGCTCTCTCGCTTTCAGTCGCCTGATAGGCAGTGGTTTTCTCCTCACTCACAGGCACTCGTACCCCTCGTAGTAATCTTTACCGTCCTTCGTTTCACAGACGGGCGGCGCAGCCTGATTGGACGGCTTTCCCCTAGCCCTGTGGTCGGCTGGTGCAATATCATCATCCGACCCGCCCTGCTTGCGGTACGCTCGAAGAATCCCCAGCACATAGCGTGAGGTTTGTTTATGTGCACGACGCGCCTTTTCGATGGCTTCCAACACCCACGCCTTTGGGAACTCCAGCATGAGCATGAAATCCTCATGCTCGTCTCGGGCATCCGGCGATGCAGTGTCCCAATCCTCACGGAAAATTCCGGCCTTTCGTCCTGCTTCTTCGATTTCCCGATTGATGGCAATCTGCTCTAGCAAACCTTTTTCCGTTTCACCAGAGGGCGGGGGCAGGCTGCTCGTTTCGCCCTTGCTGCTTATCTCCTCCTCTCTCTCTTTTTCTAATTCTTTATCTGATTCTATATGGGTGCATCCGCAACCGTCCGAATCCGTTTGCATGTTTGGTGCTTCCGTTCCTTGCGTTTGCATGCGTTCGCATCCATCTGCATACAGTTGCTTTTCGGCCGCATTTTGCGGATGCCATCGTGCATTTGCAGCATTGCGCGTGCTTTCCGTGCGCTTTTTGAGGTTCTCAAGTCCCCGATCTACGTTGCGCACCATCAGCGTAAACGCCATACTTGCCGCGGGGCAAAGCTCACCCTTCTCCGGCCGCCTGCCCTCTTTTGCGTACCTGGACAGCGCCACGATAACTGCCATCGCATCGGCAGGTTCAAGCTCATTGCTCAACGCCTCCACATCGGCAAAGTCAAGGACAAACCCTCTGGCTTTTTCTGAACGCATTTGCCTGTTACACCTCCTTTCTGCTTTTTCTGGTCTGAATGCGGCGTATGCCGCTGGTGTGGCGCGCCGGAGTTGAGCCGGCAACAGTGCTAAAGGGGAAAACACTGTCAAAACCGTTTGCGCCGCATAGTGCCGGTCTTTCCCGGCTGTCAGTATGAATTTGCTATTCGATTTTGTGTCCGGCGGCGTACTCTGCCTCCCTTCTTCCGCCGCTTTTTCTACCGTTTCATCTCGACTTCTTCTGCTTTGGCGGCCATCGGACTTAAACCGATATCTGCGTCCGGCGCTGCTATCCGCCGTGCGCCGCACTGCTTGTGCTATGCCGCCACGATGCGGGGAAATATCCCCCGCATATTTATTTCTTGGCCTGTTCGACCTGTTTGGGCTTTTGAGGCGGCATGAACGTTTGAACCATCTGCACCACCTCGTCAAAACGTGCCGCCGGAATATCGGCGACCTTGGCAATACCCATGCGCTTGAGTGCATCGCTGATTTCGCCCTGCCGCCCCGTTTCTTTCTCCATCTGCATGATCTTCTCGATCTGCTCTTTGGTGATGGTTTCGTTCTTCCCGTTTCCGCCAAGATGCGGGAATACTTCGCTCAGCGTCAGTGCGCCGTCATCAAAGCTGCATTTCAGCTCTTTGAGCTTGACCATGTGGTCGGCGTTCCAATCGTCAATCTTGGCGTTCAAGTAGTTCTCCAAATCCATCCTCGTCACGCCCAGTTTTTCATAAATGCGCAACATCTTCGCCACAAGGTCGGCGCGCTTCTTTTCGTCCTTCATAATCTCAACCAACCCGTTAGACGATGTTTTGCGGCAGGCCGCAACCGCTGCCGAGGTTACATCGCCGGGAATAATCTGAAGGATGCAGGCGCGCAGTCTGCGGCTGCCCATGTTGGCTTCCAGTTCGTAGATATCGCGGTCATCGGTGAGCTTATAGCCGCCCGAACGCGTAGACCTCCAATGCTTCACCTCAAAATGGCGCGAAACGTAGGTGTTCGTCTGCAAATCCCATGCGAACGCGCGGATTGCACTGAACCCAACGCCATTCTTTGCTACGCCGCGTTCAAGCACTTCCATGCCGAAAGTCACATTGCCCCAGTTTCGAGCAAGCACCTCTGCCAGCCGGATAGATGGCCCTGAAATCATTTCGTTGCCACGCGGGTACAGGTAGATAGCCGCATCCGCCAGCGTCGGGCGCTCGCATTCTCGCAGGATGCAATCCATACTCAAAAGCGGGTCGCGCGGAAACTGGCGCGCCATCATCACCTGCGCTTTGACCTCGGATACCGCGCGAGCTTCCGCATTGGCGGCAACCGCATTGCCGGAATCATGGCGTTTCGCATCCATGCTCATACCGTTCGCCGGGGCAACCGCATACGGATTGATGACCTGCAAGTTTTCGAGTTCTTCCATCGTTTTTCGCTCCTCCCTTATGTCCTTACGCTGATGGTCGTATCCTGATAGAACTCAACGCCGGGGATACTGGCCTCGCCCTTGCTCATTCGGGCAAGCGCGTCCAGCGCCGACTGATTGATTTTCCGCAGTTCCATACCGTTCACATAAGCCGGAACGGCAGTTTCATCCACCACGCGCGCCTTCCAACGTTTATTGATGGTTGTGCCGGCTGCCTTCGCGGGTTCGACAACCAGCACGGGCGCTTTCATGTCCTCCACCATCTCGGCCATCGCCATCGAAATCGCCGCACCGTGCACGTCCCCGGCCTGCTCGGCCTCCGCCGCCTCATTCATCAGTCGGTCGCGCTCAATCTGCTGGCGCTTGGCGGCTTCCCTCTCTGCCTCGCGTCTGGCCTCCGCTTCCGCCGTCTGATACCGTGCCATACCCGCCTTGATGGTTTTCTCTGCCTGTTCCATCGGCGCAAGCATGGCCTTCTCCTGCTCACAGATGCGGGCGTGCGCGGCCTTCGCCGCATCCTTGCTGGGTTTCCAGTATTCCTTCATCTGCTTGGCGCGCTTCTTGATTTCCACAAGGAACGCCGCCGCGTCCTCATACTCGCGCGCATTTCCGATTCGCATGTTCTCGGCTCGCGCAATAATCGCCTGACCCGAAGCGGTCAACTGTTCTTCGATGCCGAGCGAACCGGGCGCCCGAATCTGCAAAACGTTGTCTGTTGCTCTGGCTTCCATGTATGTCACTCCTATCTGATTTCCGCCTGCATCGCGTTGTAAATCGCCATGCAATGCAAAAAGTTTTTATATCCGTCATCGACCTGCCCGAAGTGATAGCGTCCATCCCGCATAAGCTGTAAACCGTACAGCCGCCGAATCTTCACGCCGTGGCTTTGCATCGCATGGGCATACGCGCCAATCTGCGTGGCCAGCATAACGCTGTGATAAGCCGCGGTGCATTTCAGATCAACCACATCAACGCCTTGCCCATCGTCGGGTTCGATGTGCCCCAGCAAGTCCAGCGTCCCCGCATACATCATCTGTCGATGATAGGTGCGAATCTCGCTGCCCTGCCAAGTTGGCGAATAATCTTTGCAAAAGCAGAGAAACGCTCGGACGTATGGCGCAGTGTCTTCATCCGTTTCAAGCACACCATACCTGACATAGTTGCTGACCTGTTCATGCGCCCGCGTTCCTCTGTCCGCCGCCGCATCCAACGCCGCCTGCGGAACGGCCGCATAGAGCATGCTGCTCATCGGAGACATAATCTGCGTCACACTCGGCAGGACAAACCCGCCCAGCGTGTACAAATGCTGCTGCTCATCAAAGGCCAGCTCCGGCCTTGACTGTATCTCCATCACACGGCCTCGCAATAATCCAGTTCTTCCGGGATTTCGGCCTCCGCGCGGCTCTGGTATTCGTCGCGGGCAACCACGGCGCTGTCCAGTGCCGTATATAAGCAGCTGACCAAATCACTGAGCTGTGCATCCTGCAACGCGCCTTCTTCGGTGGTGCGAATCATGGCTCGCAAACCGCTGCAAACGCTTTCCAGATGATCGAGGGTGGCGTATTCCGCTTCACTCATTGCGTACCTCCTTGACGTTTCCGTGCCGAATCTGCTATAATAGCAATAGCACTACTTCTGTTGGTCTGAATGCGGTGCGGAGGTCAGCATCTTCTCCATGCTGATCTCTTTTTTATTGTCTCGCCGCATTTTGCTGTTCTTCTTTCTTGAGCTTGCACGCCGCCCAAACGAAGAATAACACGCCGCCGGCAATGCCGAGCGCAAGCAGGATGCTCACGCCAGCCCAGAACAGGTCAATCAGTTTTTCGAGCATTTCTTCCCACCGCTTTTCTCGACCGTCTTTACATCATCGCGAATCATCCGTTCTGTCGTATGAGACATGAACTCACAGACCAGCGACACTGCCTTGCCCTCATCTTCACCCGCCAAGGTTTTCGCGACAACGCTGACACAGACTTCCAGCGCTTCGAGGATATCCTTCGCATTTCCGGCCATCGTCGTAATGCCGTTCTCGACTTTAATCAGGCAGTCTCCGTTGCTGACCTTGGCTTCTTCGCCGCAAACGCCCTTGACCACCAGCTCGACAAACTTCTCGACAATCACCTTACGCATTTCGTCCTTATTTCCTGCACAGGCCTCCTTGAGAACATTTACGGCAACGGCGGTTGCCTGTGCCAGCAGTAAATCGGTCGTTCCAGAAAGACGCAGTTCTTTGTTGTCTTTGCAATAAATCATGACTTTCGCTCCTATCTTCTCCGGACTATCCGCCCGTTCTCATCCAGCAGCCCGTCCATAACGAGCAGCTTTGTCGTGGCTTTTCGCCTTCTGCCAACCTCCCGCTTTTCCGGGGCAGGCTGGCGCACCGTCCTGCGGCTCTGAATCCATGCGTCAAGGTCAGGCTCAAGCACGGCCAGATGCGGCCTTGTGGTGCTCGTTCCGATATTGACGCACGGCATTGTCCGCATAAGGTCGTTGGCCGTCCTGCGGCTTACACCTAAGACCTTGGCCACTTCCTCCGTGTGGAGCAGCTTTGCTTCCATGCCGCTTTCCTCCTAGATTTGTTTCAAGATGCCAAGTGCCGTTTCGATGGCCTCTCTGGCTTCCTCAAGCTCCCGTCGGTAGCTGTCCCGCAGCGTCGGATCAATCTGCCCGTCGATGGCATCCCGCTCCACTCTGTCTTGGAGTTTGAGCACATCGTCGATCTGATGCTTGGTATTGACGACTGCTCCGAGCAGCCCCAGCTCTCGGTTATCGGCCGCGCCGAAGTATTTCACAATTTCAGGGTACTGGGCACGAGCCCAGCGTCGGAACAAACCGACATCATGAAGCTGCTCCTCCATCATGTCCACGTCGGCCATCTCTGGAATCCAATCGCCACGCTCCATACGCTTGACCTGCTCAATGGACACGCTGAGCAGCGCCGCAACCTGAATTTGGGTCAGCCCCGCCTCTTTCCGGGCATCCTTGAGAATCTGATGGGCTGGCTCGTTCACGTTTCTACCTCCTTTCTGAACGAAATCTGTTCTCTCTGCCTTCAAAACAGGCATTTCTTGACACTTCTTGACGTTTTATATTGATTAAAATTAACTTAATCAACGTCAATAACATCACCAAGAGAACAACCAAACAACTTAGCCATTCTCTTAATTGATGCGTACTTTGGAATTCGCTTTCCCTGTTCCCACAGGCAAACCGTCGAAGCATCTACACCGATTTTTTCAGCAAGTTCAGCCATTGACAGTCCAAGCCGTTCGCGATGTTCCTTGATTCGGTTCATAACTTTCATCACACCTCCTTGTTGATTTCTGTCAACATTATATTATCTAACTTTACTTTTGTCAATACGATTTCGTGATTTTAATAAACTTTCGTCAACTTTATTGACGTTTCATTGAATTAAAGATAAAATCATATTGACTAAAGTCAATAAAAGGGCGTGAAATCATTGAATCGACTGAAAGAACTCCGAAAGGCCAACCATATCACGCAAAAGGAAATTGCTGATATGTTCGGTATTTCTCCCAGCGCAGTTTCATTCTGGGAATCTGGAAAAAATAATATCGACTGGCGATGCGCTACAACGCTCGCTGAAAAGTTCCATGTTACCCCCGAATACTTACTCGGCGAAACCGACATCATTGACAGCGCTTCTATCCAAGCCCCTGCCGCCGTCCGAATCCCTGTCATCGGTACAATCCGCGCCGGAATACCGCTGGCGGCCATCGAGGATATTGAGGACTGGGAGGAAATTCCCGCCGACATGGCAAAGAAGGGCGAGTTCGTCGCTCTGCGTGTCAAAGGCGACTCCATGCTTCCCGATATCAAAGATGGAGATGTCGCAATCATCCGTCGGCAGGAAAGCATCGAAAATGGGCAGATTGCTGCGGTCATCGTCAACGGAGATGACGCGACAATAAAAAAAGTCCGGCTTCTGCCGGACGGAATCATGCTGATAGGTCTGAACACCGAAGTATACGAGCCTCATTTCTATTCAAAGCAGGAAATATTCGACCTTCCCGTTCGTATCTATGGAAAACTGGTCGAAGTACGAAGGAAATTCAATTGAGGAGGATAACGCCAATGAAGAAACTCATATCTGTTGTCTCTTGGGTTTTGCTCCTCATTCCGATGGTTTCTTTCGCGGAATCTTATCAGTTTGACGAACTACAAGAACTTTTCATTTCTTTGACATCCGAGACAACTGCAACCGAATTTGAATCTGCTGTAAAAAAAACGGGGCTTCCCTATGCAAAGCAGGAATTTAATAAATCTGGTTCAGGAAAAGACCTTTCCTATATTGTGGCTTTCACGGAGGGTGCAGCTCATTTCAAATATGCCGAATCTGGAGATAAATTACATGTATCTTTTGATACTGGAAACAACTCGCGCCTTATGACTGCCCAATATTCAAACGCTCAAAAATTAACATCTGCCTTATTCTATCAGTATGGCGTTTGGTATTCTTTCAACTTTGATGAGGAAAACGATTATTCCGGCTACTACTACATTCACCATTTCGGCGACGATGACGGTGTTGAGCTTATCTATGATAATGGCTATCATAAAAAAACAAAATACATTCCATATTCTTCTGCCGAAGATGTCCTCAACGCTGTCATGACATACGATAATTAAACGTCACTCATTTTTTCAACCATTTTGCCGAAGTCGGCAAAATGGTCATCAAAAAAGCCCCGCCCATGCAGTGCACGAGCGAGACAAAAAGAAAGGGCACTTCTATGAGCAACGATTTTCGTTTTCTGATGTACCAATCTGCCGAAGAAAATATGAGTATCAACGCCATCATCAAAGACGAAACCATCTGGCTTTCCCAAAAAGGCATGGCCGAACTGTTCGGCGTTCAACCTCCGGCCATCGCCAAGCACCTTCAAAACATCTACGATGAAGGCGAGCTTTCACGAGACGCAACTCTTTCCAAAATGGAAATAGTTCAAAAGG